GGACCTACAGGTAAAGCAACTCTAACTGCGTTAGATACTTTACTTTCTTATAGTTATCCTTTAATGCAAGCCATATTTAATATAACTTGTGATAAAGGTTCAGAATATTTCTCAAAATCTTATTCATTTGCTTGAAATAAGGGAATTGGTAAGGAACCAAAAGATTTAGGAAAATTATCCTTTATCTATGATCCTGAATGTAAATTAAGAATAGTTGCTATAGTAGATTACTATACACAAATGTTCTTAAAACCTATCCATGAGAAGATTTTTGATAAATTATCAAATCTTCCTCAAGATAGGACATTCACCCAAGACCCTTTCAATAAATGAAAAGATGATGGAAATAGCTTTTGATCTTTAGACTTGTCATCAGCCACTGATAGATATCCTATACAACTTCAAAGAAGATTATTAGAACAAATGTTCAATGATCGTCTTGCGAAGTCGTGACAGTATATACTATCGTCAAGAAGCTTTAGAACTCCTGAAGGTGAACTACTTAATTATTCAGTAGGTCAACCTATGGGAGCCTATTCTTCTTGGGCTGCCTTCACTATTACACACCACCTTCTTGTTCAGTTTTGTGCTAAACTTGAAGGGTTTGACAATTTTACGGACTATATATTATTAGGTGACGATATCGTTATTAAAAATGATAAAGTAGCCAAAAGATATATAGAATGGACAAATTGCCAAGGTGTGGAAATCTCAATGCATAAAACACATGTATCAAAAGATACATATGAATTTGCAAAGAGATGAATTAGTAAAGGTCAAGAAATAACCGGATTACCAATGAATGGAATAATTGAAAATATCAATAACCCATTTATAGTAATGGTTAACTTGTTTGACTTTTTCAAAGTTAAACAAAATTACTACAGTTCTTATTCGAACTTGTCCGATGTTGTTTTTAGACTTTACAAAGGTCTAAATAAAGAATTATCAAAGAAATTTTGTAATTCTAGATTTAGGATGAAAGTCAAGGTTTTCCATGAGTCACTTAATTTCTCATTTGGATATTCAACAAATGATTCTCTAAGAGAAATCCTTTGTTATAATATCAAAAATGATTATTATGTGATCCCACATGATAATTTAATTCGTCAAGTTTTTGACGATGTTATCAAGATGGGACTTGGAAAGTCAGTTGAAAATAGTTTAATGAATTTACATTCAATATTCCCAAACATACTGGCTCGTAAAGAACCATTAGGTTTAGAGGATATTAATGATATAAGACATTATCCTATTTTCAAAGGTATAGTTAATCATGTTAAAAGATACCGAGATATTGTTAAAGGTTGGGATGATAACATCCAAACCTTTAGACAAAAATCTAAGGATCTTATAACATTGAATATAGACAGTTTATTTAGCAAGGAAAGAAATAAAACTCTCGAATTACTAAATACCGGTCGTATATTCACTCTTGGATTTAACCAAATAAATGACACTGATGAAATATATTATGGATCTTCATCCGCAGGGATTGAATCCACATATACTTCAACAGGTGATTTATTTGAGGTAA